TTAGTTTTATCTCTTGCTACAATATCTATGGCAACTTTTTTTGTCATTTATCTCCTACGCATTTTTGCTTGGTTTTGTGCTTTGTTTCTTTCAATTCTTTCTTTCTTTGCTTTATCATCAAGGTATGCAATCCATTGTAAAAACTCCTCATAAGGCATTTTTAACAATTCAAAGACTGGTATCTTTAAATAATCTGCAAGATCAAAATATGAATGTAATTCTGTATCGTTAGCTATTTTTTTTTAGCTTCTTCGTAAGATGGAACAGTCATGCAATCGCCAGCAACCCTAGCAACTACATCTGGGTCAGATTTTTTCATTAAGGCAAATTTATCTTCTAATGTAAAATGAGGATTACCTTCACCATCTTTTGCTAACCAGATTAGAGCATAGACAAGAGCTTCAACTTCGTCTTTTTTTGTTTTATCTAAAATCTTTTTCTTTTGCTCTAAGGTAATAGGCTCAACAAATATTTCTAAATTATCCCATTCAGGAACAATTATTTTACGAGTTTTATAATTATTAAAATGCTCTTTAACTTTGTTGATTGCTTCGCCCATACTCTAATCTTTAAGTTATTTCTTAGTTTTTGTCAAATTATACTGTGCTTCTACTTATCGCACCATTGATCTGACATGAAATAGACAATCTTATAAGATCGTCCATTGTAACTGAAACAGAGTTACTAGTTACGATAACTGGTACTGTAAACAAGAAATCTCCACTATCTGCACCTTCTGGGTGTAGTAATAGAGTTAGTCCTGTTGCTTCTTGTAATAGTATCTGACCATTGCTGTCAGTTTCGTCAAAAGCACATTCAACAGTAACAGTTCCACTTTTTCTGCTTACTTCAAATGTTTTATTAGTGTCAGTTAATTGAGTAGACTCAATCACATCTGCTGTCGTTTCTAAAGTGAAAGCTGTTACTTCTGCAACAGTATTAGCACCTATTTTGATTAGACCAGCCGATCCTGTATGTACTGCCATTATTCTTCTCCTTCGTCTGTATTAAATGATTTTGGTTTATATTTAGACTTTTTTTCTGCTGGGTCTTTAAAACCAGCATTTTTAAGAGACTCTATTTGATCTTCCCAGACCTCAACAATGTCTCCTTCTTTATTTTGTAGCTTTTTTCTTTTAGCCATAAAATTCTCCTTTAAGGTGTTCCACTTGTGAATGAGTACAAACACCTAACTGTTATTATTACACCGCCATAAGGGAAAATACTACCCTCATCTGTTTCGACAGAAATCACTTGGGTGTCAAGTGCGTTTCCACTTCTGGTTCTGTCACTATCTAATGCAGTCTCAACTGTTGATACTAATTGATTTCTCTTTGTATCAATATTAGTTGTCGTTGCACTTCCGTTAGTAACAAAACCAAATATCCTAAAATCTATTGTTCCTTGTCTGGTAATACCAGTATTTTTAATAGTCATATCTTCTCTTGTTTCATCAGCAGTCTGAACAAATACTGCCGGGAACTGTTGCTGAGATAATTCTTCAGCATCAAAAGGATTTCTTTCTACTTTACCAAATGTAATCGGACTGCTTACCGCAGATAAAGTTGTAACAATATGTGCCGCTATGTCTTCTCGTTCACTCATTAGAATCTAATTTTGTCTATTTCTTGTTTGAATATTTTTCTCATTTTTTCTTCTTCTTCCTTCGATACATTCATAAAAGGACGTTTTACTTTTCCCTTACCAGCACCGATCTCATCATGGAATCTTGCTTTTAAATTTTCTCGTCTGTTTGGAAAGAATATTCTTCTTGAGAAAGTTCCTGTTTTTTTTGGTTGTAAATTTGCTAACATAAGACCAGAAAAAAACAAATTAACTCTTGAACTTGCATTTTCTTTGTTTCTTTTACTAACTAAAAACTTTAAGTATGAATCTGAATAACGCTGAAATTCTTTTCTTCTACCTTGTTTATTCACACCAATTCCTCTTGCTGTTCTATCTTTAATTGCTACTGTTATAAATTGAGCGGCTTTGTTCAAAGCAACTTCTTCTTTTTTTTTAATATTTTTTTGTAAATCATCAATTGCTTTCTTTATCTGAACTCCACCCACTAAATCTATTTTTAAATCCATTATCTTACCAATCTGAGTTGATGTACTGCTACCTTCTCTGCATCGGCTATAGAATTATCATTGTCAGCATCATACTCGATACCATCTCTTAATATATCTGAAAACTCGTTTTCATATGCTGTTCGATAGTAAGTACCCATTTGTTGAAATCTATCCTCATCGCCTTCAGAGTTAAACTTGGTCAATGCTGGACAGATGTAATATCCAAGTGTTCTGTAAACTGTAGCTCTTGTCCATTGTGAGTCTGTAAGTAAAGTTAAATCAATCTCAATACCTCCAGCATAGCTTCTGTTCCTTGATTGATTGCTATGATAAACAGACCACCATCTATTTCTAATATCTCTTTGCACATCTGCAATCGCTTGAGTTACAAATGCGTCTTGTTCGCTTGTACTTAAACCCATATCGCCTATGTCTGGCTGATATACTGTTAAATCTGATCTTGTTGCAAAAGCCATAATAAAATTCCTATTAAAAAATTAGGGAGGAGAGGAAAGGAACTCTCCCCCCATGTTGTCATCTTAAATCCTGTAATATTACTGGATTGAAGAATCTGCTTCGATCTCACAACCATGACCATCGATTAGTTCACCAACACCATAAACTGCTGTTGCAACTAATTCTGTTCCTCTGATTGAGGCATCTCTTTGTTGTTCGATTTTGATGTCTTGCATCATTGCTAGACCTAGTGCGTCTCTATGGAAAACTGCACCTTTGTAATCACCAGTAGTTCCCGGTTCATTACCAGATGCGTCAGCAATGTTTGATGTTTCAAATACATCAACACCAGCGATCTGACCTACAAAACCAGTTCTTAAAGCTTCGTTACCAACACCAGGATTTGGGTTAGCAAAAGTGTTTGTTAAACCAGATTTCAAGTCAAATGCAACTTGTGGGTGTATAACACAGGCGAGATCATCACCCGGAACACCAGCTGATCTTAGTTTTGCAACTGCTTGGAAGATCAATGCCGCAGACATTGCTGTTGAGTTTGATCCAACAGTAGTTGAAAACCCACCAAATAGTGCAGTTAAGTCTAGGTCAATTTTCTTAGCGATTGCCTCACCAAATAATTTTCCTAAATCTCTTACTACATCTGATTCAGATACATTCAAAGTTAGATCAGTTACAGTAGCCATAACTCCGACCTCTGATACAGTTAGATCTTTCTTTGAAGTTGAGATTGCAGTATTGCTTAGGTCAGTTGCTTCTGCAACAGCCGCAGCCGATACTGTTGGGTAAATTGGCACTTGTAGTACCTTGCCTGAATTTTTAGGCATTGTGTAATTTCTTACAAGACCTCTCATAATTGATCGCTCAGAAGCTACAAATAGAGCCTCCGCAACCAATGGGGAGATCAAATCATCTAATGTCGATGTTGTTGTTTCGTCAGCCATAATTTTCTCCTATATGGTTAAATTGTTATTAATAATTTTTGAACTTCTCCTTACGATATTCCATGTATTTGGCTTTATCTTCAGGATTATTCATGTTTAGTTCCGCCAAGTTTAAAGGTTTTGGTGTATCACCTCCAACACTCGATTTAGAACCAACACCACTAGGTGATGCTATTTTAAAATGAGGGTTGTCATCTAAAAACTGTCCAACATATTCTTTGATACTAAGTGGCTCGCCTTTATCGTTATACATCGGTGCATTGTTATCACCAACTATTTCAGGTTTACCATCGTCCCCTAATTGGACTCTGTTTTTCAACAAATTAACTACTTGCTCTGGTTTAATAGCTTGTTGTTCACTTGCTACCTTTATCAATGCGTCATCAATTCGTACTTTTTGCAACTCAGCTTGATATTGTGATATGACAGCATCTTTTTTAGATACTGTTTCCTTTAATACCTTATCAAATTCGCCTCGTTGTTTTTGCATCTCAACTTCTTTAGCTTCTTTTTCTTCTAAAAGTTTTCGTGCTTCGTCTGGGTCAATGCCATTGAATTTTTTTTCAATCTTTGCTCTTTCCCTTGCAAGTCGTTTTTCGATTATCTTATCCAATTCACTTTGTGCGATCATTGGTTCTTTTTGTTCGACTTCCTGTTTTGTTTCAAGAGATTCAGTATTCTCAATCTCCGTTTTTTGCTCGTCAGCCATAGTAGATTTCTCCTATATTATTAAATCGCCATTGTCATTATACCAACTTGGATCAGTAGGTTGTAGATGGTGTCGGCAATTATAACCACCTCTACTTATAAATGGATCGGAAGTTGATTTTCCTTTCCAACTCTCAGATGACCACTTATCTCTAAGTTCATCTTCTGAAAATATCTTTCCTCTATTTGCAATACAAAATGGTCTACTATCGCCAATTATATCTCCATAATAGAGAAAATTTGTCAGTCCAGCCTCAGTTGCTTTCGCTTTTGT